AGGAGATCTTGTTACAAATATCTCTGTAGGAGATGTAATTCTGGTAGATCCAGGATCATTGTCCAAGGCTCATGTCATTCCTCTGAGTGATGAACTAGATGTACTTCTTGTATCACCATTTGATGTCATCCATGTCTGGTAATTTACCATTTATATCCTGTAAGTGCATCACCTACGGGAGAGTAGAAACGCTTGAGGAGAGTCTAAACGCTTTCCTCAAGCAGGACTACCCTGCTGATAAGTGTGAGCTAGTGATAGTGAACGACTATCCCTTACAGACCCTCAAGTTTGATCACCCACAGGTGAAAATATATAACGTCAACCAAACATTCAGCACCATTGGAGCAAAGGAAAACTTTGCTACAAATCTGTGTGATGGGGATATTATATGTCAGTGGGATGATGATGACATAGCTCTGCCTAACCATCTACAGAATGTAGCTGATCACTTCACCCCAGAGACCAACATCTTGCATTGGAAAACAGGTGTATATTATAATGGAGATAGTATTACAGATGTTACATGGATAGGTAACTCTGGTATTGTATTTAGAAAGTCTGCCTGGGAAGCCATTGGTGGTCATCCAGATGAGAATGCTGGATATGATATGACATTCATAGAACGTCTGCACAAACACGGAGGACGTAAGTTTGCTGAAATGCCTAAAGAAAAGGCTAGCTGGTTCTACATGTGGGGAGGAAGAAGCTATCACATGTCTGGTCAAGGACATGATAAACCTGGCTCACCGAATGTTATACAGAGACATTCAGCACATGTAGAAAACCTGAGAATGCAAGGAAAGATTCCTACAGGAGATGTTCAGCTAACACCAAAATGGAAGCATGACTATAAGCAAATGCTTACAGACTTTTTAGCTCATCAACATCGAATATTCTAATGGTGTTATCACCATAGTTGGTAACAGCCACCTTACTGCCTAAGAAAGAAATACCATGGGGGAAATTAAATCCCCCAATTCTTTTTACAATAGATAGCTTGTTGTCTACAAATTTAAAATGTAGGACAGTGTCATCTCCCTGGATGGTAATAAATCCATCTTCTCCATTCACCACAATAGAGTCTGTTTGTCCGTGGAATGTAACTTCATCTATTTTCTGAAACGTGTTCTTATCAAACGCATATAGAATAGACTCTCTAATCACTGTTGTCTTGCCTATCTGAGGAAGACTAGCTGCACATACGGTGAATAACACATCCCCTACAATACATACATCCTTGGGGTAGTGCTGCACATCTTTGAAGTTTTGCTTGATTACACCAGTGTTGACATCTATAAACAAGATTCCTTTGTTATGGTCACTGTTTGATGTAATGATGATTGTGTCCTTGTCTACAATCTCACAGCCATGTGCTTTTGTATTGATGACGGGAATCTCTTTTCTAAACACGATAGTTCCATCTACTAGATCGTATATGGAAGCATGTCCGTTGGGCTCCATATATGGATAGTCTGATGTTAAAATAACACCGTCCTTATATTTCATAAGATCTGGAGAATGCCTAGTCTTCAGCTCCTGGAGAATGTTATGTCCGTCAGGAGTGATTTCAACTAAATAGAGCTTTCTGCTATTGAAAGCAGCTGATACAAACAGATTCTCATTAATAAATGCCACAGCTGTAGCTGTAGAATATCTATCTCTATTTCCAACAGTCACCTTAGGGTCAATGGTGAGTTCCTTTCTAGGCATTTCAATACGTAACATAGTCTTTTGTGGTTTTAGTTTGGGGATTTAGCCATGAGCTTGTTCTCTGGCAGTTATTAATATATTCAACGTACTTATTTCTTATAGCAGATCCGTGACCTGTTTCTTTTCTCATGGTGAGATTTTCTCCATGAAGTCTTCTGTAATATGCCACTCCATCCAACAGAGTGCTTCTTAACTTATTATAAATGAGTCTGTTGTGAAACTCTGTATCAGCTGCACACACCCAGGGATAGAATCCATTTAGAGAGTTGAACACATGACGTTTGATTGCTATAACAGCATCATTCATCTTGTTTCCTTTATCATCTATCTTGTTATAGAAGTTGACATAGTTTAGCCTTATGTAATCATTTATAGCCAACTTCTCATCTATCCTATCTATAACTCCTTCAGCAAGAACATCATCAGAATCAAAAAACAGAATATGCTCGTTAGATGCTTGATTAATCAGTGTGTTCTTGATTATATAAGGTCCTACGTTTTCTGGAAAGAAAAACAGGCGTATGTCTGATCTATTCTTTAAGTGGTCAAATGTTTCTTGACAGCCGTCTACACCCACCAGTATCTCAGCTCCTTGTATAGAATCTAGACACTGATCTATGTATTTTGTAGCCTTATATGCAGGGATAATAACACTAACCATTAGTCAATGTCTGTTTCTCTATAATTCGGAATACTCATGATTATGTATGTATACTTACTGGGTGACTTTCTAAATACATATCCTTTGTTTCTCATTCTGTCAACCAGTCTCCAATCGTGTTCATATTCAGCATCTGGCTGGTATTCTTTCTTAAGTGCCTCAGCTTTGAACATCAACTCAGCATTACCTATACCCCCTCTTGTTAAACAAGAAGTTCTTTCCTTGTTCCAGGGTTTTGTATATGCATTAAAGAAACCACAATCCACCTCTGGATTCTCTTCCATAAAGGTGTAATAGTTGGTGAAATGATTAGGAAGGAGCATGTCATCATTATCTAAGAAGCAGATGTATTTACCTGTGGCTAGCTCGATTCCTCTTTTTCTAGCCATGTGTCCCCATCCACCTCCACGTTCTGTAAGATTTTCAAAAATCATCTTACCACCTCTTGCAGGAGCTTGCTCTTCATACTTCTTGAAGGTGCCATCATCTAGTCTCTTTTGAAACTCAGGGCACGCATCTCCAATAAAAATAGCTTCCCATTCATCAAATTGCTGAGCAAGAACAGATTCAATTGCTCTAATCGTCCTTTGTGGTCTCTTCCAACAAGGACACACACATGTTATTTTCATATTGGTTTAAATTAAAAAGGTCCCTACTGTGAGGGACCTCTTATTACTTGGAAAGACGCTTTTGTTTCAGAGGCCACATCTTGCTCTTTAGTCTGAGCTTTGTGTCAGCCTCTTTCATATAATTAGCATTAGGACGAGGGTTATGTACCTTCGGTGCTTTTTTAGGTTTACCTGCTTTCATTAGCAACCATATTTACATTTACCACCAACCATCATTTTCTTAGGAGCTTTACCAGCTTTCTTCATAGCAATTGCTGTAGCAGCTTGCTTCTTTGTAGCCTTTCCTCCTTTCTTCATCATCATAGGAGCACTATCCATAGCTGCTGCTGCACGAGCTTTTCTTCTCATAGGAGCTTCACCTCTTTCTCTTGCTACTCTAGCTCTTTCAGCTCTTTGCATAGGTGTAGTGGTGGACATTATACCATTGGCAGCTTTCTTAGCTTTAGCCACCTTGCTTCCTTTCTCAGCTTTAAGTACACCACGACCAATCAAAACATCAGCTTTGGTGATCTTTTTATCATTGTTCAAATCAGGAAAACTTTTACCAGATTTAGCTTTCATGGGAGTAGAATATCCACCCATTGCCTTTTTAATTTTTGCCATTGTTTTTAGATATTTAAATTGTTAACAGTTCCATTTACGAAGACTCTTATTGATTCTGCTATTAGGATCATTAGCAGTTTTGGCGGATGTCAGTTTCTTCTTCATACCTGACATTCTACTACAAAATGATTTACGTCTACTAGCAGCTTTACTTCCAGGCTTAAGCTTGGAAGGTTTAGTGGTGACAGCAGTTTTGAGTTTGCTTCCAGGATTAGCTTTTCTATAGCTTGCTACTCCCTTTGCATTCAACCCACCCTCAGGATTCTTTCCTTCCTTTCTCTGCCAAGCTGGTGTCTTACCACCATTCTTCATGATCTTTTTAGCACGAGGAGCACCTGTGAGAAGTCCTTTTACAGTTCGTCTAGACTTCAAAGAAGCAACATTTCCTTCATCATCAGTCTTAATCTTGGTGATGTAGTCTCTGCTATCTTCTTTAAGCCTTACCTTTCTTCCTGGTTGTGCTTTTGGAATCCTTGCCATTTTTCTTATTTTTATAGTAATCAGGATTGTCCTTGTGCCATTTTCTAACAGAAGCAACACCTTGCTTTACTGTCTTAGCTTTGGCTTTCTTGGTGAGGTTAATCTTGTCCCACTTACCAGCAGGAATGCCAGCTGTGTGGTCTACAACAACATCACCCTTCTTATTCTTAAATACCTTGTGAGTCTGTCCCCCTACCTTCACAATTGTACCACCCTTCTTAAGTGTAGAGCCTTTAAACTCTCCTTTCTTCTTAATCAGAGGACCATTAGGAACGGGAGTGAAGGATCCCCTTATAGCAGGAATGGTGTCCCCATATTTGAGAACACCTTTTCCTACATAGGCAGAAGCCTTTTGGGGATTCCAGGGACCAGCTTTTTTAATTCTGGGCATTATTTTTTCTTCATCTTCTTGAGAGTCTGAGCAAGACGAGCTCTCTGACCCATTTTACCAGGCTTCTTTGCAGCAGCTGCAAGCTTACCAGCAGGGATGGTTTCTCCTTTCTTAACACCAAGAGACTGACGCAAAGCTCCAGGCTTCTTAATGGCTTTCTGAATCCATTTACCACCCTTAGCTACATTTGCACCTTTCTTAGCAGTCATTTTAGTAGCACCCAGCTCCTTATCTTCTGTAAGGGGAGCTTTTCCTTTTGATCCAGCTAGTGTTTTCTTTTGAACTTTTGTCCAAGCACCTTTAGGATCAACAGGTCCTACACGCTTGTTGGAAGCAGTGAGACCCACTAAACTTCCACCTTTTGCTTTAGTAATCTTTGCCATTATTATTTAGATTTAGCTTTAATCTTCTTCTCTTGTTTAAGCATGGCAGCTGTGGGCTTCTTGCCAGGCTTGCCAGCAGCTTTATTCTTCTTAGCTGCAGCACGAATGTTATCCCACAAACCTCTTTGAGAAGTGGAACCATCAGCTCTTTTGAGCATCTGCTTACCACCAGTCTTCATTTTCTTCTTAGGAGCAGCTTTTGGTGACTCTTTCATAAGCCAATCACCATAGTCTTTTCTACGCTTCTCTTCAGCAGCATACTTCTTAGTACCTACACGAAGGGTATCTCCATACTGATCAATCAGATATGGATTCTTTTTCTTGGGAGGCTGTTGTGTTGCCTCTCCATTTCTTGCTTTTTTGACTCTCATTTTTACAGATTTGCGTCCTGTGTATCAGGAACTTCTTTAGCAATACCATCCTCTACAGCTCTACCGAGCGTACCTTCAATAATCTCATTAGCTCTAGCAGCTAACAGAATGCGAGCAGCTTCCTCTGTGCTGAGGACAGCTCTTAAGGTGTTGAGTACAAGTCCAAATTCTGCCCCAGAGAGGATGAAACTATCTTCAGGTCCCCAGGTGTACTTCTTGTTAGGATCGTAGGTAATCTTGTTTGCCATATGTAATTTTGGTTTTAATAACAAAGATAAGGGAAAATATTCTAATTATCCAAATTTATTTCAAAGTTGATTACGGCTGAGGTTTTGATGCTCTTGGATAATATCAGCCTGATTTGGAGCATGTTATGGAATTTCAGGATCTCCTCTAAAAGCAGCTCTGTATATTTAGGTAGACTAGGGGCTAGCCTGAAGTGGTAGGAGTGGGGATTCCTTGTAATCTCCAAGGATGAGAGCTCATCAACAGAACTAAGTATCCCCTCAAGGTGAGCAAAATAAGCCATTTCGTTATCTTGCATCACCTCAGGGAAAAACTTCTTATTTATTTGCATTAGGACAGTGTTAGCAGGTACTTGGTTTTAGCAGCCTCACCACTCAAGCTATCAGCCAGATTTGCAATGTCATGGTAGCCATTGCTCTCAGCAAAGCTCTTCAAGCTAGACGCAAAGCCCATCAGCTCACTCACAACAGCTGTTGCTGTAGCTGCTCCAATAGGATCAATCTTATATCCTGAAGGACGCTTTCCTGTGTAGCCCATAAGCTTCTCAATCACACCATCCTTGAAATCATGTACATAATCGTACAGTCCTCCAAGAGCTTGGTGCTCTGCGTAACTTGTTGTCTGCCAATGCAATAGATGTAATTGCTCGTGGAAATGTGTAAGCTTAGCAGCTACATTTTCCAGTGTCATTTCTCCTCCAGAAGACTTCATCATCTCCTCAGGGAACAGGGATTTAATTGCCATTATTTAGGTTTTATATTAAGCACCGTATTTAATTTCAACTCCTTGGATGTGTGCAGTCCATCTAATTGTTTCACCAACTACACCTGTCACTTTTATATCAAGAGCATCATTTGTATCATCTGCTGTGATGGTTACATCATATGCAGCATTATCTTCAACATCTGTACCAATAGTGCTCACTGTACCAATTAAAGAGGTTGTACCACCAACATTCTTAATAGCAACCTTTCTAATATAATGAGCTGCTGAAGCTCCGTTAGATCTGATTCCAGCAATACTAATTGTAGCAAATAGTGCAAAACCAGAGGCAATTGTGATGCGATCGTCAAATCCATCTAACCAAAGAGTTGTAGGAGCAGCATTTGTAGTTTTAGTTCTGGCTACAAGATCAATTTGTTGACTGTCACCAAAATCTGCAAATGTTCCACTGCTCCAAGATCTTTGACCATATCTAGTTGTAACAGCACCAAACCCACCTAAAATTGCAGAACCCATACTAGATACACGATTAAATCCTCCACCACCAATAAATGAATACTCACTATTTAAAGTGATTTCATTTGCTGAACCACCTACTATAGTAGCTCTGCCAGCAGTTGCCAAGTTCCCATCTCCACCAGCAATGGTCGAAGAAAAACCTGTTGCTGAATTAACAGTACCAAAAGCAGTGGAGTACTCTCCACTAGCAACATTATCTGTTCCGTCTCTCAATGTTGAATTTAAACCAGTGCCCGCAATAACAATTGTTGGGGGAGCTAAATCAGCTACATCTTGAGCTGTAGCTTTAACAGTGCTACCAGATTGTACAATAGCAAGCTCTTCTGTTCCCGTAAGAGGGGTGGAGGCTGCTGTAAGTTGACTAATCTTTTTATCCATAGTATTAAAGGATTATGCGACTTCCGTCTTCTTGAAGAATGTATTGATTGTCTATAGATGTGGAACTTTCCAGGAGAAGAAAATCTCCTACAACAGGACCACAACATTCATACGTCTGGATTTCTTTCCAGTTGCCCACCTTGGGCTTTGTTCTAGCTAGGATGACACTGCTAGACACAACTCTGCCTGTACCATCATAACGTACAAAGGCTTTCAGGTCTTTTTTATTTGTTGCCATGTTTAACCAATTGAGGGGGTTGTTGTAGTAGTTGTTGTTTCATTGCAGCACTCGTAGGTTTGGATTTCCATCCATTTACCCACCTTAGGTTTCTTGCGTCTTAAGACCAAGCTACCTGCAACCACTCTGCCGCTTCCATCAAAGCGGACATAAGCTCTTAAATCTTTTTTACTATTTGCCATTTCTAGTGTGTTTAGGATTGTTTTTTATTAGCTTTTGCAGCTTCTTTAATAGCTTCTCTAATAGCTTTTTCTTCTGGGGTTACTTTCTTAATTGGCATGATATTTAAATTTTATGGGTTATAGAATACACTCCAGCCTTTTCCTACAAGACTTGCTTCAGCTGCTAAACCTGCAACAGATGGTGTAGCACTAGTTCCACCATTAACATCAACATATCCACCTGTTAAACCATTATTATCAAGTGTAATAAGAACATGATCTACAGAAGCTTGTGTTAAAGCATTATTGTTCAAATTAACATCATTCAAGTTTATACAATCTGTAATATTTATATGCTGAAGTCCCGTACCTGTATTATATAATTGATTAAATGAAGTGAGTCCTGTAAAATCTAAAGATGTAAATGCCATATTATCACCATCCCACTCGCCAAAACCTTCTAATTGCTGAAGATTGGAGATTGACTGAGCTACACCAGGACCAAACCCAATCTCAAAATCTTGAATCTGACTAGGATTATTTATACACAGATAAACAGTGTGAGGAATTGAATCTCCAAAGTTGTATTCAAAATCATAATCACTTCCATCAGCAGAAAGAGAAAAATTCTCACTCACTGTAGATGTCCAATGAACAGATCCTGTTAAATTAGCTCCTCCATTTACAGTTTCTAGTGTAAACCCATACAAGCCACTTTCACTATCTGCAACAACTTGAATTGCTACACAACATGTGTATCCACCATCATTTTGAAAAGGATCGCAGCATTCATAAGCTTGCATTTCTTTCCAATTGCCATTCTTAGGCATAGAACGTCTAAGCACAAGGCTTCCAGGAACTACTCTTCCTGTCCCATCAAAGCGAGCATACGCTTTTAAGTCACGTTTGTTAGGGGTCATTTTATTAAATTTTAATAATTGAGATTATATTTCTCTTTTAGAGCCAGTAGCTCCGATACATAAAAATGTGTGCATCTTTTCTTGCTCTCCTCATGATGGAATACAACATGGAGGTGAGGATCTTTAAAAGGATCTTTTCCTAGGTGATATGCTCCTTTGTAGAAATATGGCACATCTCCCATGAAAGGTCCTGTAATTCCTGCATTATGAAGGATGGGGTGGGTTTCTAGCTTTGTTATTGGATCAGGAGACCAAGCAAAGCTCATTTCAGGAACCACCCTTGTCTCTTGTTCTCTAGCCCACAGGTTCCAAAGCACAGCCCACATATCAGCACACCAGCTTTGGAATCCCTTGTTCTCATTTTCAAAATACTTCTTGTTGATGTTCATCAATTGAACACGGATGTTTATGCAGGCAGACATTACATCTTGCCAGAACTTAGCATCTATGTTCTTCAAGAGGTATTGTGCACCTCCAGAATGGTCGTTGTATTTCTCACAGATTGCTCTGTTTACACCAACCAGTTTGCTTACATCATCCAGAACATCTATCTTTTTGTATTCTTCCAGCTTTTCTGGGAGAACATCTTTCACCTTGCTGTCAAAGTAGCTAGCATTGATGTAGCTATTTGTATCAGACAGGTAGTTTACATCATCATCAAGAAACTTGGTTACATCAAATTTCTCTGTAAACAGGATGTCGCAGTCACAATAGAATACTGCTTTATCCTTCATCTCAGGATGTTCTGTGAAATACTTGGATAGGACATAGGGTCTGAGGATGGGAATGTATATCCCCAAGAGCTTGCTGACATCATCTACATCCTTGTAGAAATGGAACTCAGCCTCTGGGTATAGCTCCACAACCTGCTCCCATTTTGTGTTCTTGTCTCTAAAGCTAGGAATAAAGACAAGCACAATAGCCTTGTCAGAGTGTCCCAGCTTTCTCAGGTTTTCTAGCCATAGATGCACTTGCCATGTGTAATACGTATCATCTGGCTGTGCACAGACAAATTTCAAATCCTTCATATGTAGTTGTAGTTGGTTTTACGTTCTATTAAGGAGCAGCTGTAGTGGTTGTAGTTGTTGTACCAGCAGCAGCTGTAACTTTAATAAGTTTATCCAGCTGTTTAGAAATCTGCTGTAACAACTTAGCCTCTTGGCTCCATCCTATTTGTTGATTAGGTGTTCCCATTTTGTGATGCTTTGATATCTACTTTAAATTTTACTGCTATATTTTCAGTATATTGTTTTCCAATACATGTATTTTAATTAGTTGTTACTATACAACCTCTTGCAACTAATGTAGCTTTTGCCGCATTACCAGTTGCAGAAGGCGCACTACTTGTACCAGTTATAGTAATTATTCTATTACTTAATAGAGTTGTTCCATTGGTTCCGTCTAATTTAGCTAATTGTACCAAAATGTTATCTACGCTTGTTTGATTTAATGCACAACTTGTCATTATCCAATTTCCTGTATTCAGTGCAGTAGTTTTTTCAAAACGCAATAATGATGTACCAATATTAAAAGTTGTTAATGCGGCAGTTCCAGATATTAAACTTATTAAAGAAGTTCCAGTAGTATTAGACGCTATTGTTTGAATAGAAGGAATTGAAATGCTAGTTAAAGATCCCATACTAGTCCAACCAATTATAGCTGCTGGCCCACCAGCAGTATTAATTATTGTAGTTAAAACTGGAAAATTTATACTTGTTATTGCAGTTAAACCACTAAAAGATAAATTACCATATAATGTAGTTAATGCTGGCAGATTTAAACTAGATATAGTTGTGTTAGTACTTAAAGTAAAAGTTGCGCCTATAAGTTGTAAAGAATTAAAATTTACATTAGGTACATTGTTACTAGTTAATTGTAATGAACCAAAACAATAAACTAAAGAAGGTAAAGAAAAAGTTGATAAATTAGCTTGACTACTTATTGAATTTACAGCATATAAATTATTAGCACTAAAATTTGTTATTGAAGTATTTAAGCTTAATGCACCAGTTATGTATTGTATAGTATTCATTACTAAACTAGTTTGACTAGAGCCAGTATTTACTGATTGATTTAATGCAGTTCCACTATTAATTGTAACGGTTACACTTGTATTAAATGATAAATCTTCAACAACAAATTCGCCTAAATCAAATGATTGATTAAAACGTACTATTTTAATGCCAGGTTTTACTGAATAAGATGTATTATCTACAAAACTAGTTGTAGTTTGTGTAATACTAAAATAAGATGAACTACCAGCTAAACTTTGCTTATTATTAAAAATAGAAATAATGTTAGATAAACTAGTTCCCGTAGTGGTAGTAAGTTTATCTATACCCTTAGAAATTTGCCATAACAAATTACTCTCATTACTCCAGCCTATTTGTCTATTAGGGGTTGACATGTCTTAATTTTTTATTATCTACTTACTTCTTCCCAGTCTATGGAAGCATATGCACCTAAGGTTCCTCCTGTTGCATCAATAGCCATTTCTATAACAAATTCATAAGGAACTCCTGTTAATGCATCTCTTTCTAACTGATTGCTAAATAAAGCTTCTTTAAGGATATTTATACTAGGAGACCCTTGGTTAGATGAGTTAACAAACCCACTAGCTAAGATTCTACCACCAGTAGCACTTGTTCCTGTAATGTTATATTCTACAGCAGAATCAGCACCAGCATCCGCCCAACTTCCTCCAGAAATTGCTACATTACCATTCATCACTCTCCACTGATAATTCTTTCCATTACCAAGTCCTAAAAGAGAAATAGCTGTTGTAATTACAATAGCATCCAGTCTTGTAGTCTTAAGTCTTATGCCTACAATTGGATAGTATGTACCAGCCACTGCAAATGTTCTTGGTGCAGTGATGGATGTACCAACAGATTGTTGTTTTCCTCTAAGCTCATATCCACCCTCAGATATCACTGTAGAACAAATCTGTTTTAATGTAGATGCTCCACTTGTACCAGCGGTATTAAATATTTCATAACGCAATGGTAATGAGGCAGTTGTGATGTATGTAGAAGTTATAATGTTAGCGTGATGGAATGTATGACAGACAATAAATTGTCCGTCAATTATAAATCCCATACGTACAGAACCCACCCCTAACCACTCAAGATCCATCCAATAGATCTGAGCCTTGGTTAAGTCAAGGGTATATCCAGAAGGACCTGTACCATCCAGCTTATCTCCATTCCAGTTGGCTTGTAAAACAGGTGTATTTACAATAGATCCAGTTACAATACTTCTTTCTACAAAAGCTACAGCACTACCTGCTTGCTCTAAATAATAACCATTACTAGGACCATAATATCCAACACGCTGTGTAAGTCCTGTTTTAGCAGGAGCCATTACAAAAGTGTTTAGAACAAGAAGTGACTTGCCTGGTTGGTAAGCAAACACCTTAATTGTTTCTCTTATAACAGAAGATCCAGAAGCTGCTGTAACATTTAAATCAACAAGTCCTTGATTTGCATTAAATACAGCTGTACCACTAGTGGCTGTTGCTGTAGACCATAAATCATTGTCATCAAATCTATGACTTGAATCAAATAGTGTAAAGGGAGAAGAAGTTCTCAGTCTTCCAAAGCTATCTTGTGCTGTAGAAGGAGCAAATACAATGTTTACAGGATCGTTAGGGTTTCCACCACTACTAGCTGCAGCAATACCATTGAGCCTGTCAACTTTCTTTAACAGTTCCCACAGGAGTTTTGACTCCTGACTCCAGCCTATTTGTTGTGGTATATATCCCATTTTATTCTTTTTTCAACCCGTATGTAATCCATCTGTACCAAATACGTTCATGGATGTAATACTGGATAGGTTTGTATATTAGTTCTGCTATACTAAATGCAGCTCCCACCTTCACTGATCCACTGACCAGCCACATAACAATAAAGCCAATCAATGTACTAACCAATCTGTAGCTTATGGTTTTAGCTATGTGTCTTTTCTTTTCAACAATCATAACTTACCCTCCTTCTTCATTTGTTCCCTGATCTTTGTAGCAGATATGTCATGTATCTCTTGGGGAGGAATGTGTTCTATAACATCATATCCAATACCTCTACCAATGTTTACACTCTCAATGTCTGGGATGATGTGAAGTTTAACTCTACCTTCTTGGATTAAGTTAACTAATAGTCCAGATAGACCATCACAAATCTCTTGAGCTGTCCAGGGATTCTTTTGATCAGGTTTGACATCTCTAATACAAAGAAGGACATTCTTTCCTTCATTAAGAGCTTGGTCAATTAACCATCTGTGTCCTGAATGCCAGGGTTGCCATCTTCCAATAAACATTGCATATTTGTTATCAGAAGAGGACGTAGGTCCTGATGCTTTAGCTAGGATTTTCTGCATTTATGTAGTTGTTGATTAGCGAAATGGTTTCTTCAAGAGAGGTGGTAGAGGTGTTAATGGAAAGAACATTCTCATCAACAGGAATATCAAAGTCTTGTACGTGAAACTTTTCTCTTCCTCTATCACCATCGTATGTTAGATAGATCCATTTAACATCATCGGTGAGGCTATTTAGATAGTCTCTTGCTTCTTTATATGGATACACCAAAGAGAGTGTAACATCTAGATGCATACTATTTATGTAGTGTGCTATGTCACTAGCTCTGTTCAGGTTTTTAATTCTACCATCTCTGCTGTAATCCTTGTTAGCAAAGAGTTCTCTAAGCTTATCACCATCTATGTTAAAGGCTATTCCAAGCTCTTTTGCAATAGTGGTTTTGCCACTGTGTGGCTGACCAAATAAGGCTACTATCATTTTGAATATCTAAATTGATCGTAAAACCATTTGTAGTTATTGTAGACCCAGTCACACACATCCTTGCCTAATAGATGCTTAGCTTTGGAAGGGACAGGCTCAAGCTTGGTTCTGATGACATGATCTCCAAATGCACCATACACTTCATCATCTTCTTTGGTGATTTGCTCAATGTTATCAAAGTCATGCTTAAAATAAGAAATGCCCAAGTAGTCATAGATTCTGACCATTTGAGCATCGGGATAGAGACATAAGTCTTCAAACTTTACAAACAGCATCTTACTATCAATACCCGTTCTGAATATCTCAGACAGCCTTTCTATAGCCATTCCTACAGGAGGGTTCTGAGCCCAGATGTCTATTCTTTTAGGAACTGTTGTTCCTTGCATCTTAGACCATTCTAAGAACTCAGCTTGTTTGTCTGGGTTCTTACGAAAGTTCTTTTCCATAGATGCAAATATGTCTCTAAGATCTCTCACCATGCAGATAATTTTGGGCTCTGGGCTGATGAAGTTGAGGAAGTCATAATGAATTCCCCATCCTCTAGACTTGTCTATTACATATTTTCTGTCTGTAATAGCTTTGTAATAACCACTCATTCCCTCACGACAAAAAGCTTGAAAGCCTTTTTTCATGGTTTCTGCATCCTGTGCTTTGAATTCAGGAGAGTTTGTGTAATTAGCTCTAGCAGCAAATACCAGCTCAAGAACACCAGAAGTTGGTGTGGCATAAATGTCAGGATTCTGAGCAAGGATATTCTGAAGCAAGGTGCTTCCCGCTCTTGGTAGAGAGCTCTGGTAGAATATTTTTTCCATATGTAGTTTTATTTGAGTGATTCAATCACTCTGTCAACGTTAAATACTTCAGACTCAGTGTTGTAAGGAAACT